AAATCTTTCAGTAACCGGCGCGACAAGCAATCTTGATAAATTAAGATTGAAGGGATTGGAAACGGTCACATTCACCGGCGGTTGGGATTCGACCCACGGAACGGTTGAATTCGATGGAACGACATCGGTAACAATACCGGCCGGATTCTCGAACGCCTTTTATAATTTATTATTCAATGGTTCGGGAACCTGGACTTTAAGAAATACGACGACTTGTAATAATATTACTTTGACGACTGGAACTTTCGCGACTAATAATTATGGTTTGACAATTTCCGGGATTACAACTTTATCAAATGGAACTTATTCGCCTGGGTCTTCGGCAATAACCGCAAAGGGAAACTGGATTTTCGCGTCGGCGCTTACGATAAGCGCGAATACTTCGACCGTAACTTTTGATACGAATTCAGCGTCTATAACTTGCGGCGGAAAATCTTTTAATAATGTTGTCTTTAACCAATCGACAAAGGTTTGGACGCTTCAAGACGCTTTTATCGCGGGCGGAACGTCAACAATAATCACCGGGACACTTTATTTAAATGGAAACAATTTCACCGCGACCGGTGTTTTTAGTAATAACAGCAGATTAAAACTTATTGGAACCGAAACGGTAATATTTACGGCGGGATTTGATACTGATTCCGGGACAACAGAATTTAACGGTTCTGGTTCATATACTACGCCGACCGGTTTTGGCGGAACATATTTTTCTGTTGAATTTAACGGGTCGGGAACCTGGGACAAAGATACAAGTTCCGATTGTGTTATTCATGGTTCTTTACTTTTAAGCGCGTCGGCAACATTCGACTTAAACGGAAAAAATTTCAACATGGATACTTATGCATTTTCAGGCGGAAACAATTTAGGCACTTTAAGAATGAAGGGAACTGAAACAGTTTTATTTTCAGAATGGAATCAAGGAACCGGAACGGTTGAATTTGACGGGACAACCGCCGGGTCGATTCCTTCGACTTTTTCAGGGGCTTTGTATAAATTAAAATTAAGTGGAATCGGAATTATATCTTGTTCAAGCGCGACAACAATCACGAACGATATAACAATCGCGGTGGGTAGTACGTTGAATCTTGACGGTCGAACGTTTTCGTCTTCAAATACTTTAAGCAATTTGGGAACATTTAGCTTGAACGGTTCCGAATCGGTGACGTTCAATTCATGGGATTCGACACATGGAATAGTAAAATTTATCGGAACGTCTTCTTATACAATACCAACCGGTTTTGGCGGTCTATTTTACCATTTAACTTTCGACGGGGTCGGCGGAATTTGGGCGAAAAATACCGGGACGCATTGCGTCGTAAACGGGAATATGTCAATAGTAAACGGAACATATAATTTAAACGCAAAAAATTTAACAGTAACTGGAACATATTCTTGTATAAATGGCGGAATTTTAAAACTTGTCGGAACTGAAACCGTTTCATTTTCCGCGTTCGATACCGATTCTGGAATGGTCGAAATCACTTCGACGGGTTCGTTTTCAATTCCTTCGGGTTTTGGAACGTCTTTTTATGATATAACATTTTCCGGAGATGGCGCCGCCGTAACTTTACCGGCGACTGGAATATCCGTCGGCAATGTATTAAAAATGTTGACCAATGGCGGAACGTTAAAGTTTTATAAAAATCAAAATTATAATATTAACGGTTGGAACGTTGTCGGAACACCGAACGATATAGTTTTGGAACTTGCAGACGGAACGCCAGGCGTTGACCATACACACTTGAACGTAACCGTTCAAACCGGCGGGAGTTCGGCGAACCTTAATGTTCGGGACTCCGACGCTTCGGGTGGTATTCTTATGATTGCCGGAACTGGAAGTATAAATTCGGGAAATAATACGAATTGGCAATTTCCAACATCCGGTTTTGTCGGAACGACCGAACCGGGTTTTGAATTTGGACTCGAAAACGCTTTACAAAAATAAAAGGGGTGTCAAATGTACGAAGGAAAAAAGAATTCGGACAAATGGTTTCCGGTAATTTTTATTGATTCTACTGATTTCAAAACAAGAAAAACCGGAATCGTTTTCGGTGGAGTTACGGCGAAATATCATGTTGAAGGCGCGACAAGTCAGTCAACATATACCGTTTTAACGGCGGACTGGAAAGAGGCCGGGAATGGCGAATATTGGATTAATATAGGCGCGTCCGAATTTACAACCGAAGCAAAATATACAGTCACGGTTCAAGCCGCCGCGTCGCTTGACGCTTCTTTCGTTGTCGAAGTTCGGGACAAAACAATCGCGGAATTAATTGACGATGTTGGAACGTTATTGACCAGGATTCCCGGCGCGTTGAATATATCCGGCGGAGTGGTGGACGCTGACGCGGTTAAGATTTCTACAAGCGCGACCGCCGCCGACGCACTTGAATTGATTTCTTTGAACGCAAAAGGCGCCGACCATAAAATACTAATATCAACGGACGACCAAGACTTGAAAACAACGCTTCATGTTGATATGAAAGCAGTTATTGGAAATTATCCCGCCGCCGTCGCTTTTAAATCGGCTTGCGATAATATAAATAGTGGTAATTTTAAAGTTAATGTCGTAAGAATCTGGAACGATAGCGATACCGATGTTCCGCAAAGATTACGCGATTTTATGACAAATGGAATAGCTTCTTCGGGCGGTTTATTCTCCGACGCAATAAAAGCGCAAATAAACGCCGAAGTTGACGAGGCGCTTAATACGGCGATTCCCGTAACGCCGATAGCCGATTCAATAAATGATATAATTAAAACACTTGACGGAAAATTACCGACTGGCACAATTTCAGATTTTGAAAATTCGACCGACGAAGTTTTGGCAAACGTAAAGAAAATAGAAGATGTTTCATTGTCCGGAAAAGTCGGCGACAATATGAACGTATTTTTCCAGAACGGCGGGGCCGACACGACCAAAATTGTTGATAATATTGGAACAGGAACCGCGTTGACCGCCCAAGAAGTTCGCGACTCAATGAAATTAGCGCCGACCGCCGGGATCCCCGCCGCCGGTTCTATTGATTTGGCTGTTGATGATATTCAAGCGAAGACTGACCAATTGACTTTTACCGGTTCTGCCGTTCAAGCGGACGTTCAAGCCGTTGACGGTTCAACAGCACACGCCGCGACGCTTGACGCATGGGTCGGGGTCGGAATCGGAACCGATAACAAAACAATAATTTCCGAAGATGACCAGGACTTGACCGCGTCGCTTCATGTTGATACACAGGCAATCGCGGGCGTTGAAGCCACAGCGACGAACCTGGGCGCGAATATTACCGCAATTCGGGGCGCGACCGACGCGCTTCATTTCAACGGCGACAACGTCAAGGCCGACATTGAAGAAATAAGTGGGGACGCTACCGCCGCCGTAAATCTTGAAAGCGATTATGACGGAACCGGTTATAATAAAGCAAATTCCGAAATCGGAATTGTTGCGCTTGCCGAAGATATAGGCGAGACTGCACAAGCAAGAGTTCATTTACAGGTATCAAATATTGTAAACGTTGAAGACCTTCCAGAATTATTACAGGGAACGCCGCCGTCGATAGAATCTTTAGGCGCAAGCGTAACACGTTTAAGAATGGCTCTTGTGAATAAAGGTACAGATACAGCGTCTGAAAAATCATTCTACAATGCCGCCGGAACTAAAATCACGAAGAAAGCAATTTCCGACGACGGGACAACTTATGTCGAATCTAAAATGATAAGCGGGGCGTAAAATATGGCAATTGTAACAAAAGAAGACCGCAAGCGTTCAAGGGATTACGGGAAACCCTGGGACACTTTTCCGGTTCCGAAAGACAAAATCGACAGCGTTTCCCGTTCGCATATTTACGGTTCATATATACCAGGCGAAAGCCCAATTCCCGTTTCGCCGTATTATATAAACGACCATGTCGCCCGCGCAATGCTTTTAATGATAGAACAGTTTAAGCCCGCGACAAATTTAAAAAACTTCATTTCTTCATTTATTAAAGAACTGCAAAAATGCGAAGATACAATTCGCGATTTAATGACGCGGCGTTTAATCTCCACGGCCCAGGGCGCCCTACTTGACGAAATCGGTTTAATCGTCGGCGAAGACCGGAACGGGCGAACGGACGAATATTTCAGACTTGCAATTTATGAAAGAATTTTTATTAACGTTTCCAACGGCGAACCGGAAACGATTCTTCGCGCGACAAAGTTTTTAATGGATTCAGACTTCGCGCGATATTTTGAAATTTACCCCGCCGAAGTTTTAATTAATATTGCAAGTGGTTTATTGACGCCGGTTGTTTCAATTATTCAAAAACTTGTTCCGGTTTGCGTTTCGGTTTCAATTTCAAATATTTATACAACCGTCCCGTTTTCTTTTTCGGGCGAAGGCGGAATTCCGTTTTCCGAAGGTTTGGGATTTTCCGAATATAATTATCTTGAATCCGGGAACGAAGTCGGCGGGCAATTTAGCGAATTAATAATTTAAAACAAAGGGGCTTTTAAAATGGCAAAACCGACATTATTTCCAGATTGGGCGCTTTCAGACATTATTGACCCGACAAGCGGACAAAACAATGTTGTCGAACCGTCAGCTGGTCAAAAAAATACGGGCTGGACTTTTAAACAGTTTCCACCACGTCAATTTTTTAACTGGCTTTTAAGATTGACAAACGAATGGTTAAAATGGTTCGATGAAAGAATAACATATATTGAACTTGGATTTATTGACCGTTCCGCTGATATTATTGCATACAACGGATGGACATCTCTTACAACTAAAAAGTTTTTTGTTCGGGAAATAAACGACCTTGTTTTTATAAGTTATCATTTCGAAGGGGCTGGCGACCCGCTTAATATTACGGTTATTTATTTACCCGGGACCTTGGAACTTGCGGCGGATTCCGGGGCGGTCTTAACAATGAACTTATCTGTAAAGGACGGCGGCGCCGACACCCTGGGCGTTTCGGCTTTGGCCCATGAACTTAACGCGACACGAATTTATTTTTATCCGGACTTAACGACGGGAATAACTATTCCTAATTCAACATGGACGGGTTCGGGTAATAAAAAAGTAAGCGGTTTTTTATGGTTTAAAAAGGAATTATAAAAATGGCAAAACCGACAAAACTTCCAGAATGGGCGTTGACGACAATTATTGACCCGTCAAGTGGTCAAAGCAATATCGTTGAACCGACCGCCACGCGGAAAAAAACCGGTTGGATATTTAAAGAATTTCCGCCAAGGCAGTTTTTCAATTGGCTTTCAAATTTAATTTATAAATGGCTTAAATGGTTCAATGAAGAAATCACAGAAATCGACAGCGAGTTCGACGATTTTAGTACAGAATTAATTATCGGTTTTTCAGTATTTACAACAAAGATTTTAAAATTTAAAGTCTTAACAAGTGACGCCGTTTATATTATTTACGACCTTGAAGGAACAAGCAATCAAACCGACTTATATTTCAATTTGCCGTCTTCGATTCCCTCTCAATATGAATCGGGAAATGTTGTCGCGATTTCCCGAATAACTGATTCAGGCGTCGACGGAATTGGTTATTTAAATCTATCGGCGGGAACGCGACAAGTCAATATTTTCCCTTCGCTGGTCTTCGGGTCTTTGTGGACTGCAAGCGGAACAAAAAAAGTCAAAGGAAATTTTATTTATCGGCGGGGTTAAATAATGACAAAATCGAACTTTGATTTATTGCCGAACTTTAAGCCCGAAGAAATCGAAGCGACCGGGGCAAAAATTGGAGATGTTAAATTTGATACAATTTATAAATTACAATGCGTCCGAACCCAGGCGAAGCGCCGCTTCGTTTTAGAATTAAACGGTTTGACGTCCGGGACTCATAAAAGCGTTCAGCATAAAAAAGGAATGGCGGTCGATTTTGAACTGGATGAAAAAGACGGCCCGGTCGATTTCGCCGCGCATTATGGAATTATTCTTTTGGGCCTTGCGTTCGGATTTTGCCGCGTCGGTCTTTACTGGAACGGAAACCGGTATTCACTTCATTTCGATACCGGCCCGGAGTTCGGCTTTTGGTCGGCGGCCATGGTCGAAAAAATAGTCAACAAGAAAAAAATTCGGGAATGGAAATATTTCCCGCTTTTTGTTGACCCGAAGACGTTGAAAGTATAAATGGGGGGGGGGCAATATGAACAATTTTAAATTATCAAAAAGCATTTGGAAAGCCGGTCGAATTGTAATAATCTCAGCCGCGTCTTTTCTTATCGCTAATATTCAAAACTGGATTCCGCCGGAATATGCGACTCCGTTTATTATTGGCTTTGCCGAACTTGTTCGAAATATCGTCTTTGGGAATCATAACCAAAGCGTTTTCTCTTTAACAAAATAACCGCGACCAGGGAACACCGTCCCGTTTCCCGAAGTCGCGACCCGGCGCCCGCGTTGTAATGACCGGGCGCTTTTTATTTGTTACCGCCCGCGCCCGCGCGTCCAGGTGCCCGGAACGCAGGCATAGACAGGGCAAACCATGGGCGCCGCCGCCCAAGGCTTAAACCGCTCCAAATTAAGCCGCTTTTAAACATCCCGCTTTTGGCACGATTCTTGATATAACACTTTGGCATGATATTTGATACGACCGGCCAGAAAAATATTTTATCTTTTCTCTTGCATTTAATGCGTTAATAACGTACTTTATTAATAAATTAATACATTAATAACCAAAAAGGGAGGGGTTGTGAAACAAAAGATAATGTTTTTTTGCCAGACCTGCGAAAAAGCGTTTGAGCTGTTTATCGAAATATCGCAGCGTGGCGATGGCCGCGCAACGTGGACGTGCCCCGTCTGTGGCAAACCTAACGAAATAACGGGGCAGATCGGCTTGCCGTTTAAAGTTTGAGGGCCGTATATAACATATCTACTATAACCGGGCGTCCTTCGGGGCGCCCAAACAAGGGGGCTTTTATGAATTGGGCGAAAGAAGCGGCAAAACGCGCTTCAATTGAAGACAGTATTTTGGATGCACACTTAAAAACGCTTGAAGATGATTTCGAAGATGAAACCAAAAAAGAGGAAAATCAAGATTATGAAAACTAAAAAAACCGCTTCGGTAATTCCGCCGACGCGCGACCGTTTCTTAAAACCGGTTCCGGCGGTCACGTTGCCGGACGAAAAGAAACCTGTTTATTGTCCAATATTAAAAGCGCTTTGTGATTATGATGCTTGCGCCTGGTATTCGTCCAGGGCCGGGCGTTGCGCCGTCTTGTCGATATGCGAAATCATGTTTTCAAAATCTGTAACCGGGGGGCTATAATGAATTTTCCCAAAGCTGACACTGTTGCGGTTTATCGCGTCTTTGAAGTTAAATTTTTAAATGCTTTTGAAGAAAACGCAAAAAGAAAAATTCCCGATATTGAACGGGGACGGGGAATATATTCCTGGCGGGCGGATTTTTGTTTTCAAGAAGACGCGGAACTTTATTTAAAAGCCGTCGCGTTGCATGAACCGAAGACCGTTCACGAACTTTATTATTTGCGCGACGGTAATTTTAACGACGAAGCCGAACGGATTCGCGTTTCGAATATTTGTCCCGATTGTGGAAAAGATACAAAGACGATTTATGATAATATGATCGGGAATGATTTTCTTTGTGAATCTTGCGGGGCAATTTTTGAAGGAACCGACGCACATAAACGCCGGGCGGCGCGTCTTGCTATGGAATTTTATTCCGAAGGGGCGACAAATGGAAAAAATTGAATACCTGGGTGACGGCGTTTATTGTGTCTTTGACGGTTACGGACTGGAACTTCGGGCGAACGACCACGCGAACCCGACCGATAAAATATATCTTGAACCGTCCGTCTTGGATAATTTAATCCGATATTATGCACAATTTAAAAAGGGGGAATAATGGGTTCAGTAAGTGGAGCCACAAACGAAGGAAAAAGTTTTATTGTTTTTAACGACGGGGCGGTTTGTACGGTTTTTAAATCCGAAACCGGAATTCCGGTCGGCGGCGGCCGGCGGGTGACAATGGTCGGGGAAATAAAAAAGCGTCCCAGAAAACCAAAACCGGAACGCTTGAGGATTTATGAACCTGACAGCAAAGAAAAGCAGTAACAATATAACATGAAAACCGCCGCCGGTCAATATTATTTCTTTAAGGCAATTAACAGATTTATTAATATTGCCATTAATAAAGTTATTAATTATTTTACGGTTATGAGTGACAAGGAACGCATGAATGAAATGAAATTGGTTGATGTCGCCGCCTGGCTTTCCGCGACGCAATTGACGACCGACCAGGCGGAGAAACTATCTAAAATTGTAACCATTGCAAAGACCAAAGCCGTTGAACCATTAACAGACGAAAGGGGGTGATAAAATGGCCGAAACTTTCAAAATTTCTCAAATTTATTTGTCCGGCGACGACGCAAAAACCGCCCATGATTTATTTAATAATTACGCGGACGATAAATTCAAGGGCAATAAAACCAAAGCGTTCAAGGCGCTTGTCCTGGATAATTTAAAACCAAAAGGGGTGAACCGTGACAGTAAAAAGTAATATAATGACCGGGCCGCCATTGCCGCCCGAAGTTAAAAAAACCGCCGCTAATGTTCCCGCCGCAATCGAACCCGATTTCAAAGCCCGAAAATCCGACGTCGTCGAAATATTGGAAACGCAATTAATCGAAATGCAAGCGAAGCAAGTCAAGGCGCTTAACATGAATTACTTGCTTGATAAATTATATGATACACTTCAAGAAACGACCGACAAAGATGCGCTCTATTTCGTCCGCCTGGGCGTCGAAGATATGCGTTCACTTTTAAAAAAGATGTTGGACGCTTTCGACGCGAAAATGGTCGAAATAATGAAGGGCGAAAAGATTCACGAATTCGAAGCCGGCCCGGAAGGGCGCCGCGCCGTCATTTATTATGGCAAGGAAAAAGACGAAACGTTGACTGATGATGGACTTCGGACTTTGCGCGATATGCTTAAAAGTGCCGAACCCGATGTTCAATTGGCTTTATTGGCTTTACCGACGTCCGCGTCCGCCTGGAAACTTGCCAGGGTCAAAGAAATTGCGGACACGAAGGGACTTGAACGCGACGAAATGATTCGGACGGAATACAAAGACAAAGTCGCGGTTCAATACGTTCCGAAATATATTCTTGAAAAAGCGGGGCAATAATGGAAAATCAAAAAAACCTGATTCCGAACCCGCCGCCGGTCGATTCCGACCCGGCGAAACTTTACGCGGAACGTCCGCCGGATTTGCCGCAAACACACGCGGAATTTTACAAGGGCGCCGCGCTTTTGGAAATCAGCCAAAAGGAACGCGACACTTTAAACGTGCCGGTCAATAATCAAGAAGTCGAAATCCGTCCGGACGGTCTTTTATATTTGCCGCAAGTTTTCGTCCGGGAAAAGTTGAACGCCGCCTTCGGCCCTGGTCAATGGGCATTGATTCAAAACGGAATTACAATCGTCGGGAATACGCTTTGCTTTGACGGGTCTTTAGTCATTCGCGGAAAGTTCGTCTCCCGCGCAATGGGCGAAGCCGATTATATACGGTCAAACAAAAATATGTCCTGGGCTACCGTTTACGAATCGGCTAAATCAGACGCAATCGCCCGCGCTTGTAAAGATTTAGGCGTCGCAAAAGAATTATGGCAACCGCAATTTTGCAGAAATTGGGAAAAGATATTCGCGATTAAAGTTTTTCGAACTGATAAGAAAAATTGGCAATGGCGGCGGAAAGATGTTTCGCCATTTTGGGACGAAGCCGGAGCGCCCGCCGGGACCACGAACCAGGCCGCCCAGGGAACGACCGCCGCGCCCGCCGGGCAAACACCCGACCAGGGACGCCCGCCGTTGCGTAAATGTCCCGCTTGCGGGTCGGACGCAATAATCGCGTCGAAGCCGGAATATGGCGGGGGGTTTGTTTGTTACAAACGAAAGGGCGGATGCGGAAAAGTTTTTGAAGACGCCGCGTTGACAATTCCCAGGGAACCGAAGCCGCCGAACGGGAACGGGAACGGAAAGAAGCCGACCGGGACGCCCGGCGGAACTGATTCGCCGCCGCCGCCGTCCGACGACCAGGCGCCGCCCGAAACGGAACACCCGGACGTAATTAAACACGGCCCGCCGCCTTCGGGGGCGGCCCAGGCATTGAACGCTGTACAGGAACCGGACAAAACGCCGCCGTATAATGCCGCGCCGATTTCCGAAGCGGCGACCAGGAAACGGACGTCGGACATTGCAGACATTCGCGGTCTTTACGAAAAAAGCAAGGGCGCGTTGTTTGTCCGGGCCGCCGGAAAAGCAATTTTTTATTGCGTAAATGTTTTTATAAAACAAAACGTCGCGTCCTGGGTTCCGTTGAAAAATACCGATATTTCCGTCGTCCTGGAACATTTCAAGAACGCGCCGGAACTGGAACGAACGCTTTCGGCATATATAGACAAATTTGAATCTAACAAGGGGGTTTAGTTGGAAAAAATACTTTGGCTTGATTCTGAAACGACCGGCATTGACCCGGTTCAAAACGATATAATTCAGATAGCGGGAATTATCGAAATTGACGGAGAAATCAAAGACGAATTCGAATTTAAATGTCGGCCCTGGAACCCGGCGAATATAAATCCGTCCGCGCTTGAAATGAATAAATTTTCCAAAGACGAAATATTGACCTGGGCGCCGCCGTCCGAAGTTAAGAAAAAACTTTTTGATATTTTCGGAAAATATATCGACAAATTTAACCGCGAAGATAAATTTCTGGTCGGCGGACATTGCGTTTCGTTCGACATACAATTCCTTGACCAATTTATTAAGAAGTCAGGCGACCGATACGGCGCCGGTTCATGGCTTTCATGGCAACCGTTTGACACAATATTTATCGCGGTATTGCTTAAACGCCTGGGAATAATTTCGCCGGTTAATTTTAAACTTGAAACGCTTTGTCAGGTCTTCGGTGTTCCGCCTGGCGGACACGATGCGCTTAAAGATATACGCGTGACACAATTGGTCGGCTTAAAAATGTTTAATCTTTTTAAAAATATCCGACAACCGCTCATTGAAATATCAAAATCGTTTCAAAAAGAATTGTCGGAAATTTTAAAAGATAATTATTTCGAAACTTGACGCGGTAAGTTCAAAATATTATACTTGTAAAAAATCGCGCCGGTTACGCGATACTGCAAGACAAGGGGTTCAATTGATATTCACTTCAAAAAATAAAAGCCGTTCGTCGAATCTAATTCGGGGCGTTCCTTTGTCCGCCCTGGGTTTAACCGGTTTGGCGGACGGCCCTTTTTATTTAAAAAATAATTGCCCGGCGCCTGGTCACGGTTCACAGAAAACGAAGGGACGGAACCGGCGACCCGCGTCCAGGGCAACCAGTCGGCGAACCGCGTCCGGGTTTATCGGCCCGAACGCCTTCGCTGGTCGGTCTTTTCCTGTTGTTTATGAACCATTGAAAACTATGTTGATAAGTTGTTTTCGAACCATTGAAATAAAAGTTTTCAATGTGTTATCAACACTATGTGGAAAACTTTTCAATGTTCTATCAACACAAAAACAACTTAAAATGCCTTTAAAATCGACCATTTTGAAAATTGTCAACGTTATCAACATCTCTATTACTACAACTAATTATATAATTCGTTGGAATAATAGATTTGACCTATTGATAATTTGCCAAAGGGGGGCCGGAATGAAATAAAAAAACCGCTTCAAGTAATAAATATAAAAACAGTCTTTTAATAATAGGGGGTTTTGTGAATCAAAAGCAAAAAGAAAAAGCGACGGACAAAGCCGGGACGGAACTATTAAAGAAAAAAGGAAACCGCGAAACAACCGTTCACCTACCATTGCCGGTAAAATATACGACACTGGAAATTGCAGACATGGCGCTTGCATACGGAAAACTAAAACGCGAATTTAATCTTTCCGAAGTTAAGTTCGACTCTGTAAAAGAACAATACAAGGGTGAAAAGGCAAAGACGGAACTGGCAATGGATAAAATAATGAACGAAATTATGAACGGTTCCAGGAACGAAACGATTAAATGTTTCGCATATCATAGCGACAAGGGCGTTCTATTAAAAATCGTTCGTTCCGATACCGGCGAAGAAGTCAAGGGTCAAGCGCAATTTACCTTGCCGCTTAACACGCCGAAGATGGACGCCGCCGCGAAAAAGGGCGCCCATGAAGCCACCGGGGCCGCCCAGGGCGCCGGAATATCCGGGCCGACGCAACCGGTCAAGACTGCCGCGACGCAGATTTTAAACGACCGTCCCGGTCTTAAATACAAGAAATTTTTGAAAGACGACGCCCAGGGCGTCCCGGTTTGGGAATCGGTCGAAATTAAAAACATTGACCGGGGTGACGGGTTCCGCGTTGTAAATATTGACGGTACGGAATTTAAAGACGCCGTCGGAAACAATTTTTTCCGCGCCCGCGACCGCGCGAAGAAAGTAGATAAATTTTGGGGCGTTGATGTTACCGCGCTTAAAATCGTTTTGACCGGCGACGCGAAACAGTCACCGGCCAAAGCCGAAGCCGCCCAGGACAAGGAACCAGGCAAAGCCGAACCAAAGACCGAACCGACGAAGCCCGCCGCGCCTGGGGCTTAACATGGACGCCGTTGACGATAAAATTCTGGACATAATAATTCAGGCGGCCAAAATAAAAAAATGGCAATTACCGGAATTTATTGAAATGATTTCTTTAAAGTGGAACGGGGAAAAAATTGAAAGCCCAAACAGTAAAAATAATTCCCTTTGAAATTAAATCCGGGAATCAAGTCATTTCCTGGGGTTCGCGGGGCCGATTTAATTATCGTAACTACCGAAACAAATGGTATAAGTTATTGAGTTATTATTTCGGCCCTTGCGACTACCCGGCGACCGTCAAAGTCCGGGTCGATTGCGTCCGGGTTTATGGCAAGGGGAAACCGAATTCGACGAAGATAATTTGCGTCTTGGATTTAAACCGATGTTTGACCATTTAAAATATCAAGGTTGGATTAAAGACGATTCGCCGAAGTGGGTCGAAAGACATTATTTTCAAATAAGACAGGACGCCGCCGTCTTGGAATTCCCAGACATTGAACCGGGAATAATTATAAAAGTTTACCATGAAACCGTTTAAAAGAAAAGAGCAAAAACTAAACTGGATTTTGATAATGAACGAACGGCAAATTTGGGAAATTGAGCGTTGGATTCGCGGGGCGAAACTAACAGCCGCCCAGGTCGAACGGTTACGAAAAGCATTTAAGGGGGTTTTGTGAATGAAAAAAAAGAAGTCGAAGTATTGGATTTGTTCGGATATTCTCCAAAAGAAAAAGAACGGTTCGGTTTGATAAACGACTGGTTAGTCGAAAAGATGCAAGGGCCGGGCGGGACGTTTTGTCCGCTTTGCAAACAGCGCGTCAAGTTGTATTTGCGGACTATTAATAAAAGCATGGTCAAGGGTCTTGTTTTGATTTATAAATATTACTTGACCCATAATAAGAACGTCCCGCTTCATATCGAAGGCTATCTAAAACGCTGTCGCGTTTCGTCCGCCGTCCGGGGCGACATAACAAAACTATGTTATTGGGGTTTACTTAAACGGTACGAAAAAATCAAACAAGACGTTTCGGAACGTCGCGGAAAATATTGGATTACGGCGGACGGCGAAGCGTTCGTTCGCGGAAATTTAAAAGTTCCCAGGTATGCGAAAATTTTTAATAAAAAATTTTACGGTTTCGAAGGGGACAAAATCGGAATCGGCGATGCAATGAAAACCGTATTTAATTATGATGAAGAAATGAAACGGTCAATAGAATATTTGGAAGATTAAAAATAAATTGTTATACGCTTAATTGCGTATAATAACGAGTTGTACTAAATAATGGCCGTAGGAATGTCGCGCTAAAACAAAGAAAGGAGATGACATGCTTGCAGAGTACAAAGCAGAAAACAGAAAAGACGAAAACGGAAACCCAACCGGAGGAAGTGTCAGGGGTACGGGAATGTCGATTGATTGGCAGGATGGGCCGTTGGGTAGAGGTGCGGAAAGAAAAGAGCCAAACGGTGCTTTCGTTGAAACTGTAATTGACGCGGCACGGCAGCGCATACAGTTTTATCAGGACTCAAAATTTAATTGCAGAGAGAACGCTATTGCAATTACTAAGCTGGAAGAGGCTTTGCTGTGGCTTAATAAGCGCACAGCAGACAGAGAAAAAAGACAGGTCGAAGGAACGCATACAAATTAATAAAGAGCGCGACTTTATATGATTTTTGCGGCCATTACTCAGTACAACTCCCGCATGGTGAAAATTGCTAATGCAACTTCACCATGCTATAACGTTGTATGCAATTGCGAAACGTCTTACATTGTAAATTTTTGCCTTAATCATCAGTTGCACATCGTGTGCAACTAAAGAGAAAACAAAATGAAAACACTCATAGCGTGTGAAGAATCCCAAGCGGTCACAATCGAGTTCCGCGCACTTGGACACGAGGCGTATTCGTGCGACATTCTACCGTGTTCCGGCGGCCATCCGGAGTGGCACTTGCAGAAAGATGTAGCGGAGGTATTAAAAGAAAAATGGGATATGGTTATTGCATTTCCTCCGTGTACTCATTTGGCTGTAAGCGGGGCGGCTCATTTTGCAAAAAAACGTGCTGACGGACGGCAACAGCAGGGTATCGATTTTTTCATGGAATTTACAAAATTAAACTGTGCGTATGCGATAGAAAACCCTGTTGGTATTATGTCAAAGATATGGCGCAAACCGAATCAAATTATTCAACCGTGGCAGTTTGGTGATTCATTTCAAAAACAGACTTGTTTATGGCTTAATGAATTGCCTAAGCTTACCCCCACCAATATCGTAAATCGCGGAGAGTTCAAGACATACAAAGACGGAAGTGTAAGGGCTGTATGGTTTAATGTGTGGGGGTCAAAAAATGTTAATCTGCATAATTACAGATCAAAAACCTTCCCCGGAATAGCAAAAGCAATGGCAATGCAATGGGGAAGCGCGTCCTGCGCTCAAGAGTTAGGCAAAAATGACACTATGGAAGTTTCGCAACAGCACACAACAGCCACTGTGACGCAATGAGTACACTGCGCACAATGGCAAACGTTGGACGAAATTAGACCGCTCTGAAAATATTAGGGCACGCTGAAAACCAAAACAAAAGAAGGAGAAGGTATGCATTACAGGAATGGTCGGGAAGCTCGAAATGGTGACGTTGTTGTTTCTATCCCTAAGAATGGAGTTCCGGCAGTCGGGATTCTGTATGGTGCGACGGCAGGGAATGATTACTGCAATGGTAGGCTGGCTCAAATGTCGAGCGCTGACCCTTACTCGAATTTGAAGGACTGCCTTCATATTGAAGATGCGAAAATACCCGGATGGGAAGAAAAGCCAAGCGCGCCGGACACTAAGGAAGCGGTCTAACATCGTCCAACAAATGCATGGCGGGGAGTACCCCCAAATTTGGAGTACCAAACTTCGCCATGCATCGGACGTTGGTGTAAATGGCCTTTATTAAAGGAGTTCGCGCAATGAAAAAGAAAAAAGAAGTTACCCCGATGTGGACAACCGTGGTTGATCCAGGCGAATATGATTACGTTGGAGATTTTGAATCTATGGTAAATATTTCAAATAAAAAAGAACAATGCTATTGCGATATGGATGTGGGTAAAGTTTGGGGCCTTGTTTTAGCTTACAAAAAACTGCGCTCACAAATTAAGGAACAGGACGCATTCACCAACAAACAAAGTACGCCATTACCTTTCGATGGTGTTAGTGATAATCATTGTCCGAGGTGTGGATATTATTTGAAGGCTGGAAGAGAATAACGGCGTACATTTGTCGCTTGATATTTGGGAACATAGTCATTCCCGCAAGTATGGCCGGGACACTAAAAAATATAATTACGATTTATTTAAAAAGGGGGTTTAATGGAAAAACTGTTCGCGCCCGCGCGTTACTGGACGTTGACGCCCGAAGAAAAAAGATTTCTTTGTAATGGTTGTGGCCCGAAGTTTCACGGAATCGGCGATTATCTGGTTCCCGATAATATCCTGGGTGTTAATATTACCGCGTCTTGCGACATACACGACTTTATGTATTCCGAAGAAACGCCGTTCGGGAACGATACGAAAGACAAAGCCGACCGGTCATTTCGGATAAATATGATTCGGCAAATTGATAACACAATGGGCGACCCGCCGCCGCTTAAAAGACACCGGTTCGCCTTGGTTCAATGGTTTATAAACGCCGATCGCCGCGCTTGGTTCACGTTAAAAGCCAAACGATATAAAATCACGGAAATTTATTTCGAAGCCGTTTCGCATTTCGGCGGGGCCGCTTATTGGAAGGGCAAAAATAAAGTTTGCGAACTTGGAACGTCGGAGTCTTGCAATGGGTAAAAAAGAAAAGAGAACAGTTTGTAATTTGCTTAACGAAGTTATTGAAATTATATCAGCGGAAACATTATCTAAGCCTAAAACCGAACGCGAATTAATGAAATTATTAGAAAAAATTCGCAATGGAACAACCGCAATGGAAAACCGCCTTTTTAAATATCGTTATGCAATCGCGGGTCTTGGATTCAGGAGGGTCGAAAAATGAATATTCTTTTTTGTCCGAACTGTCATAAAATAATTGAACCGCCCGCGTTTTTAAAAAGCGATAAAGTCAACATTCTTGGAACTATTATTTTAAAATGCGGAAATTGTAAAACTGGTCAAGTAAAAATCAAACTTAATAAACCCGAACAAAAGGGGGGCGCGGAAAGCCAAAGCGTTGATAAAAATATACCAGGAACGCCGCCGGAAATCGAACCGGCGGCAGTTCCGAAATGTATTTTATGCGGAGGAAAAGGTAAAGACCCGATGATTATAGAAGGTATTGAACAACGAACTTGTTCTTTATGTAAAGGAACTGGAAAAAATATAGTGGTCGAAAAATGAAAATTGAAATTAATCCCGAAACAAAATTCTTTATACTTACCACGTTAATGTCGATTGCGGCGGCTTGTATTTATATTTTTTTGTATTCAAATTTTATACATGGTCTTTTTTAACCTGGGGGGGTTATGAAAACTAAAAACAGTAAAGAGCATTTATGCTATTCTTGTTCGCGCGATTTTATAGAATGTATCAATGAAGCAAAAGCTGAAGATATTGAAATGGACATTCACTTCGGAAACGGGGTCGGGAATGATAATATTATCGAATGTAATTTTTGGGAACGTAAAAATAAACAGGGGGGGCGAAACAATGAAGAATTATCAGTCGGAAAAGTTATCAGTCTTTTAAGGCAATGGCGCCGCCGGTCGGCGACCTGGGAACGGAAAGCCCAGGCGACCGCGTCCGCCCGGTTCCGGAAAGACGCCCGGACGCTTGCTGGGAATTTACGTTCTTGCGCGTTGGAAGTTGAAAAAGTTATCATTTCGGAAATACTGGACGGAATCAAAAACCATTTACCAAGGCGGAATAATGAACTTACTTAATACGCTTTCTACAATGGGACTATTTGGAGAATTAACAAAAGTGCTTTCGAAAGACGATTATTCCGGGTCACGAAGTAAAAAACCGCCCTGCAGGATAAATGCGTCCGGTTCAAAAATGGCGCGTTGGATTCGCCGACGGAACGCCCATTCTTTCGCAGAAAGGTCTTTAAAATGGTTTGCCGCGTCCGGGTCAATTGGCCCCAATACCGTCAATATTTATCAAGATCGTAGAATCGAGCGCCATTTAAGGAAAAAGGATAAATAATTCATGGCCCATAATTGCCCGGTTTGCGGCGATGTCTGTTTTTGCAATGGCGACGTTTCCGACCTTGTTGAAGATTCAAAGACCGCCCGCGATAATTGCGAACATTATCGTTTATGCGAAACGGAACCCGCCGACATATTTCAGGACGAAGACGACGGGCTTCAATAATGGCGGACGGCCCGGAAATCGTTGTCGCGAAAGTTAATATTCCGAAATGCTTATCTTGCGGGGCGGACGTTCGAACCGTCCCACGATTTTATATTATTGATAATACCGATTACATTTGTTCAAACTGTCTTCACAAACCGGAAATAATATTTCTTTATACCCGCCTTTTGTCCGCCGGTCAACTTATCCCGGACGATGTAAAACGATAATATTGTTTAACAATTTGTTTTGTTTAACATTATTATTTATATTACTTGCATGAAATCAAAAATCCGCCCAGGGCGTCCGCGCCTGGTTCAAAACTTCCAAAGCAAATTTATTGCGTTTCGAATTCCCGCGCCGTATTTAAAAGACTTCGACAAAAAAGCAAAACGAAACAAACAAACCCGTTCGGCCCGTCTTCAATACCTGGTCGAACAAGATATAATCGCAAAATATTAAAAAGGGGGTCGATTATGCCGCTTGACAGGATCCAAATACTTTTGAATGAAAGCCCGGAACTTCGGAAAATCTTTAATTCTTATAACGCCTTGCCGGTCTTGCTTTCATACGTCAAGACACGGGCCGCCGAAGGCGACGAAGTCGCGGTCGAAACCTTGCGTCAATTCGAAGCGTCCAAGGCGAAAGAATGAAGCCGAAGGAATTGAACTTTAAGCCTAATGCTTGCAAGTTTCGGGAATACTGTCTTTCGACTTGTAAAGCATACCCGAACGGACACCCGGAAAAGAACAAAATCAAAGATTATTTAATGACTTGCAAACCGGCGTTTTGTAAGACGATAGTAAAAACCAAAGCAAAGGAAAAAACGAAATGAAAATTAAAGATTTAAAATTCGACAAACGCAACGCGAATCGGGGAACGGAACGGGGCCGGGCGTTACTGGAAAAGAGCTTGCAATCTTACGGGGCCGGGCGTTCAATTCTTATTGATAAGAACAATAATATCATTGCAGGAAACAAAACGGTCGAAGTCGCGGGCGAAGCAGGTTTTAAAACCGTTCGTATTATTGAAACCGACGGCAAGGAAATTATCGCAGTCAAACGAAACGACCTGGACTTAGAAAAAGACACGGCGGCGAAAGAACTTGCAATCGCGGATAATAGAACGTCCGAACTTGACCTTGAATGGAATTCCGAAGAACTGGAACGACTTAAAAACGAAGGCGTTGACCTGGGCGCGTTCTTTTCGGAAAAAGAGTTCGCGGAAATATCGGCGGATATGGAAACCGAAAACACGCAAGACGCGGACGCGCAAATTGACCAGGCGGCGGAAATCAATAAAAAATGGAAAGTTAAGCCGGGCGACTTATGGCTTATCGGAAAGCATAGATTGTTATGTGGAGATTCTACGAACGAAAAAGATTTAATAAAATTAATGAATTCAGAAAAAGGAAACTGTATTTTTACCGACCCGCCCTATGGCGTTGCGTATATAGGAGGCATGAAGAAACGAAAAGCATTATTAAACGACCATTTAAAAACGAATATTTATGAAAAAGCGTTGCCATTATTAAGCAGATACGTTGATGAAAAGGCGGCGCTTTATTTATGGTATGCCGATGCGCACGCCGCCGCCGCCGCCGCCGCCGCCGCCGCCGCCGGGTATATTATAACGGCTCAAATTATATGGGCCAAAAATCACGCTCAATTTTTAACGTCCGCCCATTACAAAGGTAAACACGAACCTTGTTATTATGCTCACAAAAAAGGAAAGTCCGCCCGTTGGTATGGCCCAAATAATGAAGTTACTCTTTGGGAATATGACAGGTCGTCTTCGAACGATTTTCACCCGACACAAAAACCCGTCGCGCTTGCAATAAGAGCTATAAATAATAGCACAAAACAAAAAGATATTGTTCTTGACGGATTTCTTGGGGGCGGGACGACAATGGTCGCTTGCGATAATCTTAAACGACAATGCAGGGGGCTTGAAATTTCACCCGATTATTGTGCAGTCATTCTTGATAGAATGAAAAACGCTTTCCCGGATATTGAAATTAAGAAAGTTTAACGGTCGAACCGTCTTCGTTTTAAACGTCAAGGCGGTTCCCAGGACATTATACTTTGTTAGAAAAAAAGAAAGTCGGTATAATAAAAGAAGAAACGCGCCGGGGGCGACGTTACCGGCGGATTTCTTTGGAATCCTGGGACGAAATTAAAAATCTTTGGGCGACCGACCCGAAATATACATTCAATAAGCTATCTACCGAATACGATATTCCAGTCGCGACGATTAAACTTAAATCAATGAAGGAAGACTGGTCGGAATACCGGCGTCAAGTCCGCCTTGAAGCGGCGGCCCGGACGCAAGAAAAAACCGTCAAAATGCTTGTCGATTTGGGTATGCCGAAACATAAATTTATTCAAATGGTTGTCGAACGCGCCTTGGGCGTTAAATGTCACCGAAATATTAAAGAGCGTTTCGAAACAAAAAAAGACGGTAAAGCAGGAACGCCCGTCGCCGTTGAAAAAACAATAATAGCAATTGATAATGCGGTCACGTACAAATATACGGATTTAATCGCGCAACTTGCCGGATGGAAAGCGCCGCCGAAGACGCCTATAAAAGAAACGTCGCCGACGCCGGAACTTGACCGCGTCCAGGGGGCGGAGTTCGAAGCCGCCGAAATGACCGACGACCAGGCGGAACAAGTTTATCTTGAACGATTAAAAGCGGGGAAAAATTGACACCGCAAAAAAAATATAAATTAAAAATGCTTACTTTGGGTCTTTGTCAAGATTGCGGGGAAAAAGCGGTCAAAAAAAGATACTGTTTAAAACATTATAAATTACAAAATAGTTATATAGCAAAATGGAAGCGAAAAAAACGAATTCAAATTAAAGCTAAAAAATATTTAAGGGATAAAAATATAAGATGAACCCGAACGCCGTCGCCGCCGGGCGAATATTCCGCGAACGCCTTGACCGCCTTGTCATTATACAACAAGACGACGAAGCGCTTGCGGCGTCTTTCCGAAAGTACAAGAACGACCCGGTTCAATATATTAATGACTGGTTTGTCACCTACGACCCGCGCGAAAAGCCCGCTTTAATGCCGTTCATTCTTTGGCCGAAGCAAGTTGAATATTTGCTTTGGTTACGGGAACGGTACGAAAAGAAAGAAGATTTTCTTGTTGAAAAGTCCAGGGACGCGGGCGCGACTTATTTAAACATGGCGTTCAGTCTTTGGCTTTGGCGGTTTTATCCTGGTTCGAAAATCGGTTTCGGTTCCCGAAAAGAAATGTTAGTTGACCGCCTGGGCGACCCGGATTCGATATTCGAAAAAGGGCGAATAATGCTTCGGTATTTACCAAACGAATATTTACCGAACGGTTTCGACCCGGACACACACACGCCATTTTTAAAAATCATTAATCCGTCAAATGGAAATACAATCACCGGCGAAGCGGGCGACAATATCGGACGCGGCGGTCGAAATTCTCTTTATTTTAAGGACGAATCGGGGCATTATGAACACGCGGAAAAAATCGACGCCGCGCTTTCAATGAATTCCGACGTCAAGGGCGACATTTCAACGCCGAACGGAACCGGGAACCCGTTTTATAAAAAGCGCGTCGGCGGGTTTTTCAAAGTATTCTTTTTTGACTGGCGGGACGACCCGAGAAAAGATGACGCCTGGTATAAGCGCGAACTTGACAAGAACGGCCCGGTCATTATGGCCCGCGAAGTTGACCGGTCTTATACTGAAAGCGTTGAACGAATTTGTATTCCGGCGAACTATGTTCAAGCGGCGGTTAATTACCCGATTGCGGCCCAGGGCCAAAAAGTCGCGGGCCTGGACGTTGCAGACGAAGGCGACGACTTGAACGCTTTAACCTTGCGTCAAGGCGTCGTTTTAAATACCGTTGAATCCTGGAAGGAAGGGAACACCGGCGAAACGACCCGGCGGGCCGCCTGGACGTTGCAAAAGAACGACATAAACATTTTAAAATATGACTCAATAGGCGTCGGGGCCGGAGTTAAAAGCGAGATAATGAACTGGAACGCCCGCGAAAAATTCAAGATACGCGGGCAGGGCGTCAACTTTGGGGCGGCGGTCACAGACAAAGACGTTATTCAAGGCAAGAAAAATAAAGATATGTTTTTAAATTTGAAAGCCCAATTGTGGTGGGCGCTTCGACTTCGATTCGAAAAAACCTGGGAAACAAAAACCGGAAAACGAAAACACCCGCCCGAAGAAATGATTTCGATTATTAATCACCCGCAATTGATTCTTGAATTAAGTCAACAGCGTTATGAGTTCGACGAAGGTTCCGGACGCCTTCGCATGGAATCAAAAAAGAAAATGAAAGCGAGAGGAATCGCGTCGCCGAACCTTGCCGATTCTCTTGTTATTTGCTTTTCGCCGGTTATTGGATTAGATTTAATAATGTTGACCCAGGACTAAAACTTTAAAAAGGGGCTTTTTTGTGAAACGTAAATCCGGACAAGTCAAAGCGATTCGGAACGACCAGGCCGCGCCGCAAGCGTCCAGGGCCGACGGTTGGTTAAATCTTTTCACGGGACTTGGAATTCAAAACCGCGACAAAACACTTTCGACAACGGTTTCCCGCGATAACAACTTGCACGAAACGGACTTGACTTTATTGTTCCGGTTCAACGGTCTTGCGAAACGAATTGTCGAATTGCCAGTCGGCGAAATGACCCGGAAAGGTTTCACAATAAAGAACGATACCGACGGCGTTTTATTAAAAGCGTTTAACGATATGAACGTCGCGAAGGAATTCAGGAATTTAATTCGTTGGTCGAAAGTTTACGGCGGCGCGATTATGGTTCTTTGGATAGATGACGGTTCCGCCGATATGACCGTCCCGCTTAACGAAAAAGATATTCGTTCAATTTCAATGGTTCGCGTTTATCAGCGTTGGAGAATTGACGCGACGACCGACATTGAAACCGATTATAAATCTATAAATTTTAACAAGCCGCGAACTTATGGCGTCTTTCCGGTTCGCGGTTCGCCGTTCCGGGTTCATTATTCCCGCGTTATTGCTATGGACGGTCTTGAACTTGCCGAAACCGAACGGCTTCAAAATAACGGGTGGGGCGATTCTGTTTACCAGGCAATGTTTGACCGCCTTCGCGCCCTGGGCGCTATTTACGGCGCGACTGATAACATAATGGAAGACTTTGTTCAAGGCGCTTTGACAATGAAAAATCTTCAAGAAATGATTGCAGGCGGACAAGAAGACGTAATTAAAAAACGCCTTGATTTAATTGATATGTCCCGCCACGTTATTAATACTATGTTGCTTGACGAAAACGAAACGTATGAGAAAAAGACGACAAGTATTTCAGGCCTTGCCGACGTCCTGGACAAATACAGTCAGTCACTAAGCGCCGTGACAGGAATTCCGGTCACGTTATTAATGGGCCAAAGCCCGGCGGGACTTTCCGCGACCGGCGCGTCGGATATTCGTTTTTGGTATGACAAAATTAAAAGCGAACAAGACGAAAGTTACAAGCCCGCGTTATATCGGTTTTTCTATTTACTGCAAATTGCAAAGCAGGGGCCGACCGGCGGAAAAGAAATCAAGAATTGGGAAATCGTTTTCGCGCCGCTTATGGAAATGACCGAAACGGAAATCGTAACAAATAGAAAACTTCAAGCGGAAACGGACGCCGTATATATTACCAATGGCGTCTTGACACCGGACGAAGTCGCGATTTCAAGATTCGGCGGCGACAATTATTCGCTTGATACGAAACTATTTTCCGAAGACCGACAGGCCGCAAGCGACGGCGTCAAGGAACCAGGAACCGACAAAGACGAAGACGAACCCGACGGCCACGAAACAGAAGGGGCTTAAATGCCGCTTAAAATATCGGCGTTCCAGGAACTTGTTTTAAAACGTCGCGCTTTGGGAATACAAAAAAAGAAATTGGGACGCTTGCCGAAAATATTGCACCCGACGCCCATTGAAAGACAATATTCGCGGGCGCTTGTTGCGATTGCGAAAAACATTCAAACACAAACCGAAAAAGTTTTATTGTCCAGTCTTGAAGATGTTATCGCGGAACGTGACCGGGCCATAAACAAGACCGACGGCGTTCGCCTGGACGGATGGGCCGACGACGCCGACCGTTTAATTAATTCCCTTAAAATGACTTTGGAAAATACGGTCTTATATCGACCGTCCCGCCTTGCCGCCGACATTGGACAAAAAACAAGCGCCTGGAATGATGTCCAATGGAGAAAGACAATGAAGGCGGTTATGGGCGTTGACTTTTTTCAGCGCGAACCCTGGCTTTCCGACATAATGAAATCTTTCGAAAAAGAAAACGTCGGTCTTATTAAATCAATAACCGACCAGGCCGTCAATAATATCGAAGGCATGGTTCACCGGGGCGTTACAAACGGCGACCGTTTTACTAAAATTCAAAAACAAATTCAGAACCAATTTGACGTAACAAAGAACCGCGCCCGTCTTATTGCCCGCGACCAGGTTTCGAAACTTAACGGTCAAATAACAATGACCCGACAAACCGCGTTAGGAATCGAAAAATATATTTGGCGAACATCGCTTGACGAGCGGGTTCGCGGAAACCCGGCGGGCAAATATCCGAACAGTCAATTTGACCATTGGGAACGCGAAGGACAAACATTTTCTTGGAACGACCCGCCGCCGGACGGCCACCCAGGACAAGCGATTCAATGCCGATGCACCGCCGAACCCGTTCTTTCGGAACTGGAAGACCTGGTCGAAGAAAAACCGGAAACGGAACCGGCGCCCGCGCCCGAAGCCGCGCCCGCGATTCCGGCCCAGGCCCAGGCAGTCGCGAAGGCAATCGAAGCGGCGGTTCCCGAACCGTTGACCGGACTCCCGCGTCTTTCAAGCGTTGTTAATAACGATTCAATTGTGAATTATGCAAAAGCCCATAAAATAGCGCAAGAAATAAATTTTGATAATAGTTTTCGCGAAAGAAGATGGGGAATTAAAATAATAAACGAAGCCGACCGGGTTAAAAAGGCGACTGTAATATTTACAGAGATTCAAAGAATTAAAAAAGCATACCCAAAATTTGAATGGCCGGAAATAAAAACTTTGCATATTACTAAAACAGAGGGGGGGCTTGCAAATAGCAACGCAAAAGCAAAAGTCGCGCAAGCTACAATTTCGGACGATATAACGCCCGAACGATGGGACGCAATTGAAGCATGGGAAAAAAACAACAATAAACATTTTGGAGAAATCAGAAAAGAATCTCACACGGCATATTGTTTAAGACATGAAATAATGGGCCACATTCTTGAAGGCGAACGAAACGTCACGGGGCCGCAATGGGAAAGTATATCTTCAAATTTTACGCGCGTATGGAGAAAAAAAAATGTTTCAGATTATGCCGGAAAATATATCGGGGAAAAAGGCAGGGGCGAATTTTTTTCAGATGCTTTTGCGACTTATACGTCGCCGTATTATTCCGAATTTCCACAATTACCGAAAATAATAACAGAATATTTTGATAAAATTTTAGACGGGAGTATTTAAAAATGGGAAAACCAATTCCGCCGATAATTAA